ACACCTGAGTTTCAAGGCACACACCTCTGGGACAGACTATGCTGGGCTAAAGAAAACCTAGAAGGTCATCAGTCAGACTACCGTGTTGTTTATGAGGACAGCCTTGACGAGTGTGCAAAGATACTTGTGCCTGACCCTAACTGGATGGCGTGTGCATTGCAGGGCGGTATCCTACCACCTGTAGAAGTTTACTGGGAACTAGCTAAAGATGAAGCACAGCCTGACTTCAAGAAACATACTCGTGGCTATCTGCTACATGAGTCCAAGCCTATTGACGCTATGACAGAAGAACAGGCAATTGAATACCTAATTATGAAGGACTGCCCACAGCATGTGTGGCAGAACTGGGACACTGGCAATAAACCTAAGATGGTTATCTGCCGTAAAGAACAGCTACCAAGCACAAGAGAGTGGCGCAACGCTTGGAAGATAACTGAAGAATTAACAGTCACTGATTTAGCAGCCTAAGAGGAGTAACCTAATGGCAACAACATACATCGTAGACAAGGACGGGAATCAGATTGATGCTTCTACAGCTACCGTTCCTTCTGACCGTCACTTCCGTGGTGCGTGGTCATTAAGCGGCTCAGTCATTTCAGAAGATATGGATGCAGCCAAAGCAATCTTCAAGGATAAGGTTCGTGAAGTTCGCGCACCATTGCTTGATGCAGAAGACGTAGTGTACATGAAAGCACTTGAAGCTGATGACGCAGATGCAAAGGCAGCATCAGTAACTAAGAAAGCGGCTCTTCGTGATGCACCAGCGGCATCCGCTATCAATGCGGCATCCGACATTGCGGCACTCAAGGCAGCTTGGGATACAGACGTACTAGGTGATAGCCCTTACGCATAAGCGTAGGGGTAATCCCGTTATTGGAGATATGTAGATGGCGTTGACTAAAGTACAAACTGGTGGATTTGCTGATGATGCTATAACCCTAGCAAAAGCGGCAGACAGTCTGTATCGTTCTGGAACTTGGACACCTACTCTTACAGATGATTCAAGCAATTCAGCTTCTTTTACAACAACCCTAAATCAATATGTTCGTATAGGAAATGTAGTTCATTTGTTTTTGTCTTTAAATGATATAGACACAACAGGTATGACCACTGGTGATAACATGAACTTGGGGGGCTTACCCTTCAATCATATAGCAGGAAATAGTTTTTCTACTTTGGTACATACGCAAAGCATTACTTTAAATAACATAACAGGATTTACTGTAAGATTTCTTGATGCTTCTAAAACCGCAAGGTTTGAAGAATTAAGGTCAGGGCAAAATGACACTACCATGAAAGTTAGTGACCTGACTAGCGGAAGTGCTGATATAGGATTTAACGCCTTTTATTTAACGGCTGACGCATAGGAGCAGGACAATGCCATACATAGGTAAATCCCCACAGAACGGTGTTCGTAACCGCTTCGTATATCAGGCTACCTCTGGGCAGACTAGCTTCAGTGGCAGTGATGCTGACTCTAAAGTGCTGACATATCAAGACAGCTTGTACCTAGACGTATTTCAAAACGGTGTCTTACTTAAACCCGGCACAGACTATACCGCAACGACAGGTACAACAGTTGTACTGGTCACAGGTGCCTCACTTAACGATGTAGTTGAGATGGTAGCATATGATGTATTCTCCGTTGCTAACAGCTACACACAGTCGCAGAGTGACACACGCTATCCTTTCAAGGGTAACAACAGTATCATCCGCCTGAACGGTCAGAGTATCACGGCAGACATTACGATTGATGCTGATGAGAACGGTGTGTCAGGTGGGCCTATCACACAGGACAATGCGACTGTCACTGTTAATGGATATTGGAGTATCGTATGACCAGTCAGTTAAATGTAGATACTATTGTAGATAAGGCTGGCTCTGGCGGCTCTAACGTCAAGATGGCTAATACATCTACCTATGTGTCAGATGGTGGTGCCGTTTCCCAGAATACTGTGCAAGGGTTGGCGAAGGCTTGGCACTCTTTTAACGGCACAGGTACAGTTGCTACAAGAGGTTCATTTAATGTTTCTTCTTTAACTGACACAACAACGGGTCAATATGCAACTGTTTTTACAAACAGTATGTCCGATGGAAACTATTCTCACTCTGGATTTTCGGAACACGATGGCGGCACACACGCTCTGTTTGCAACATCAAACAAAGATAATAATCCACCTTCAACAACAAAAGCGGGAATAGATAGCTTTAGAGGGTCTGATAATACGGCTGTAGATTCTAGCCAAATGACGCACATAATTGTGGGAGACCTAGCATAATGGCAAGTGTACTTAAAGTAGATGAGATTCAAAGCACTTCGGGCGGTGGGGTTATTACACCTACAAGACCAGCCTTTCGTGCTTGGAATAATGTTGCAGATGCCAGCATAGATGCAAGCAGTTCAGATATAAAAGTAAACTTTGATACAGAAATGTTTGATATCGGCGGTAATTTTGATTTAGCCAATAGCAAATTTATTGTACCAGTCACAGGCTTATACTTTTTAAGTTTTGCAGTTTATATTGGAGGTGCGTCAGATGTAACTTCATTCAACGCAAAGTTATACTTAGATGGTAATAGGCAGTGGCCAATTTCATCTAACAGGCCGTCGGCATCATTTGTTCAAGGCGGCACTGTTGACCTTCAAGGTGGGGCCACTGAAACTTCAAGTTGGAGTGGTGCTGTGCCATTGGTAGCAAATGAAGAATTAGAAGTATATTTTAAGGCTGTTGGTGATACCAGTGTAACAGTTCAAATCTATGGCACAGATTTCAGTGGATATTTAATAGGATAAAACATGGCAAGCGAACTAAGAGTAAACACCCTGAAGGATGCCGCTGGGAACAACAGCATTGCTACTAGCTTTGTGGCGGGTGGTAGTGCAAAGGCGTGGGTAAGATACAATGCAAGCAGTGGAACGCCATCTGTTAATGACAGTTTAAACGTAAGCAGTATGTCGGATGTGGATGCGGGAAAGCACTCGTACTTATTCTCGTCCTCTTTTGGAAATGCAAACTATGCTTTTACTATGGGTGGCAGTAACGTGGGAACAGACAGCAGACTTTTGCTTAATAATGCAAATGCACCAGCAACAGGCTCATTTCAGTTTGTGACTATTAACGGTTCAAGTGCCGCCACAGATGGGACACACAATGCCACTGTATTTCACGGAGACCTAGCATAATGAGTAAAGCAGCACAACTAGCCGCACTGATTGGTTCAGGTCAGGCGCAGGGTGATAAGAACCTGATTATTAATGGTGCGATGGCTGTTGCACAGAGGGGAACGAGTGCTGTTACAGTAAATAGTACGACAAGAACGTATGCTATTGATAGGTTCTTTGGGTTTGGGACTTCAAGTGCTGGTGTTTTCACAGAGGAACAAAGCACTGATGTACCGAGTGGGGAAAGGTTTTACAACAGTTCAAAAATAACAGTCACAACAAATTCTTCCCCATCTGGTTCTCAAACATATGGATGGGGACAAGGCATTGAGGGCGTAAACACTGCTAGTCTAATGTTTGGTTCGGCTAACGCAATGACAGTGACTTTGAGTTTCTGGGTTAAATCTTCATTGACTGGCACATTCTCTGTTATTTTGGCAAACAACGGCGGCACCAGAACTTACCCAGCAACATACACGATTAGTTCCGCAAACACTTGGGAATATCAAACTATAACCGTTGCTGGCGACCAATCTGGAACGTGGACGACAGACAACAGTGAAGGATTGGCTATTTTTTGGATGCTTGGAACAGGGTCATCTTTACACGGAACGGCTAATGCATGGGCCGCTTCAAAGTTTGGTGTCTCTGGTCAAACTGATTTGATTGGTACTAACGGTGCAACCCTCTACATCACAGGCGTTTCCTTAGAAATAGGCGATGTAGCCACGCCGTTTGAACACGAAAGTTTTGGTGAAACTTTGCAGAAGTGTCATAGGTATTATATTCAAGGCACGAATATCGGTAGCTTTTATCCTGTTGGTTTAGGTAGTGCAAGTTCAGGAACAAGTTTTCGCGGTATGATACCCACTTCTGTCGAGATGAGAACGGTTAATACTTTTGGAAATTTAACAGGTGCAAGAGGTAATGGTACAGCAAAGACATTAAGTTCACA